TATGTATCTCCTTTATACTTATACTGCGGTAAATTAAACTTTACTACAGGAGTACATAACAACTCACTTCTTACAATCCTCAAGTTCTCCAGCTTATCCCAATCTGACAGGGACATAACTGAAAAATCAGAAGAAAGATTCTTACTCATAGTAACACAATCCTTGATATAGTTAATTAGTTCAGCGCCATCTAAGTCGCTTGCACTATTAACACAATCACAGGTTGCATAACCATGAGCAGATCCTTCAACGAAATCTCTAGTATGTCTATTGACAGTCCTCTTGTAAGCAAACGGTCTCTCATCCGTCACTCCAAAAGGTGCTCTGCCAGATCCACTTCGATCTTTCTTTCTAATCATAAACTTTCTTGTAGAGAAAGTTCTATCTAACTCCTCTCTCTCTACAGTCTTTGCTGTAACATTATCCGTGGATTCTCTAACATCATCCTCGGGTAAGTTAAGCTCTCCATCTATCTTTTTCTCAATTCTCTCTAATTGCTTTCTGATAAACTTCTCAGACTCTAACATCTTCTCTTGCATCTCCCAAAGCGATCTCTCTAAACCACTTATTCTGTCATTCAACTTATGATGACTTTGAAATGTGGAAAGCTGCTCCTTTCTCAACAACTCAAGTTCACTTTTGAACTTAGGTACTTCAGTCGTAACAACGTCCACAACCTTATTGACAAGTTGTGTGCGTGCACGAATCTGCTCTTCCATTTGTCCATGAACTTTCTTATCCACTTCAACTTCTTTCTTTCCATCTTTCCGATCATTCGTTAAACTCTCAATAACATTTCCTTGATACTCTTCAGGGGCCTCATCATGAGGTCCTAACCATATCATCATGTTCTTGATGTTCTCAGCCGTAAACGGAATCTTTCGACCATCCGTTAACGTGAGAACCAAGTTTCCTTGATCATCCTCTTCATCCATCTGACCAAAAATATTGGTGTCATCGTATTCTTCATACCAATGATACACAACATTGTACACAAGTCTGGACAAACCAGCATGTGTATTATGATCTTCTCTCTTATTATCATCCTTCTCCAATGTTTCTAGAACACGGGGCCAGAAACGTCCTGGGCCAGGATTCAACTCCACTCCAACAAGTGGAATCAAACTCTCATCCAAGAGGTCCGGAACCGGATCCTCATCAAACAAATCCTCCAAATTGATTATATCATCAAATTTGGAATCCCATTGA